TAGAGAGGAAAACCCTAACATTTCCACGCCAAAAGTGTGGAATGAGTATACACATGATGCTTTCAACGTAGACCCTGTTTTGCATCAGTCCAGACCAGTGGACGGCATCGGGCAGTATCAGCATGTTGTTCGCAATGGCGCGGAGCAAGATAGCGATGGGAATTGGGTGCAAGCATGGCAGATTGTTGACATGTTTGCTGATGATGATGAATTAGGCACAAAAGCTGAACAGGAAACGGCATATCAAACGCAGCAAGACAGTCAGGCAGCAGAGCGCAACCGCGCAGAGCGTGATCGTTTGCTGTCCGAAACAGATTGGCATGGCCTATCTGACGTTACAATGTCAGAGGCAATGACAACATACCGCCAAGCCTTGCGTGACATTACGAGCCACTCTAACTGGCCCCACCTAAACGACAGCGATTGGCCTACTAAACCATAAGGATACGCCATGCCTTTAGTCCCGCTAAACATCCCTAAGGGGCAGTACGCAAACGGCACAGAGTATCAATCTCAGGGTCGCTGGCGTGACGTAAACCTAGTGCGCTGGCATGAAGATGCCTTACGTCCGATTGGCGGTTGGAGGCCACGCGCACAGTCTGACAATAGTCCAGTAGATGCAGGCGGCGTTGTTCGCGGTGTTCATACTTGGGTAGATAATGACGGTGAGCGTTTCGCTGCATTTGGATCGCACGATACTGTGACAGCCATGCTGGAAAGCTCTATCACGGCAGACATTACGCCCAGCGCACTTACGACAGGCCGCGTAGATGCAACGGTCAACACTGGCTGGGGTTCTGGCGGTTGGGGTTTGTTTGGTTGGGGTGTAGCACGTCCAGACTTAGGTTCTATTCTACGCGCAACCACATGGTCGCTAGATAACTGGGGTGAGGAGCTAATCGCGTGTTCATCTGACGATGGCGTTATTTATTCATGGGACTTGAATACGTCTAACGATCTTACAGCAGTCACAAATGCGCCTACAGGCTGCACGGCTGCATTTGTAACAGAGGAACGCTTTTTGGTTGCTCTTGCAGCGGATTACAGCGTGTCACAGTCATCTTCTAAGCGTGTGGCGTGGTCAGATCAGGAAGATTACAACACATGGGCAGCGGCAGCGACAAACCAAGCTGGTGACATTGAACTGCAAACCAATGGCACGATCCTAGCGGGTGTACGCACACGCGGTCAGTCTTTAATCCTGACAGACCAAGACGCGCATACAATGACATACCAAGGCCCACCGTTTGTGTACGGCTTTGAGCGTGTCGGCACGGCGTGTGGATTGATTGCAGCGGGTGCATATGCCTCTGTAGATGCTGGCGTGATCTGGATGGGTCGTCGTGGCTTCTTTATTTACTCTGGCGGTCAGGTGCGTGAAATACCGTGTGAAGTTGCCGATTTAGTGTTTAGCAATATTAACTATGACCAAGCATCCAAAGTGCAGGCGATGGTCAACAGCCAGTGGAATGAAATCTGGTGGGTGTATCAATCACAGGATAGCGACGAGTGCGACAAATACGTTGCATACGATTACGTTGAAAACATCTGGACAACTGGCGACATGGATCGCACGGCGGGTGTAGATCGCGGCGTATTCCGCTTACCGTTTTTAGTAAAATCGGATGGCGTTGTGTATGAGCATGAAGTTGGCTTTGATTACGATGGCGCAACACCATACGCAGAAACAGGCCCAATTGCTATTGGCACTGGTGAGCGTCTGATGAAAGTCACCAACGTCATACCTGATGAAAAGACGCAGGGCGATGTAGACTTGAAGTTTAAGGTGCGCAACTACCCTAATGCAACCGAGACAGAAAAGGGGCCGTTCAACACTGCAAACCCAACATCTGTACGCTTCCAAGGTCGTCAGGTTAGAATGCGAGTTGAGGGTGCAGAGGCAGCAGATTGGCGTGTTGGTGTCATGCGACTAGATGCGCGGCAGGGTAGTAAACGATGAGCTTTTACGGCGCACCCCCAGTAGGCCCAGATTTCAAGGTATGGGCAGAGAAGTTTAGTGCGTGGCTTATGAGGACACGCTCTTTTCTTACGCACAGACGCGATTATGACAGCGCGGCAGAAGATGGCGTTATTCTGTGGGATCGTGAATACAAGTACCCTGTTGTCAGTAAAAACGGCGAATGGCGTCAAATCGTTTTAGAAGATGGTCACGGAGACTTTTACATTTCTGCGGATGTTACGGCATCAAGCGCAAACACAGCATATAAACTGACCTACACAGCAGAAGCGTCCAATAGCGGGATTACCTTGGGAACGCCTGCAAGTAGGATTGTGTTTGAGGAGGCTGGCCAATACGTCATAGCGTTCTCAGCGCAAATATCCTCAACGTCAGCAAGCACTGTGCATTTTTACTTCTGGCCTAGCGTCAATGGAACTGACATCAGTAACAGTGCAATGACTACTGCTTTACATCAAAACAACGCCACTTTAGTTGCCGCAAGAACGCAAGTTTTCACGGTTGCCGCAAATGATTATTTAGAAGTTAATTGGATGGTGGATAGCACAGATGGCTTTTTAAATGCCACCGCCGCATCTTCACCAGTGCCAAATATTCCGGCATCAACACTATCAATAACGAGGTTGCATGGATGAATGACATGTCTCAAAAGATGGTTGTTGGCGAGTATGTGCTAAGTGATGACCTAGCGCGTTGCAGACCGTATATTGAGGATGCTTTGGAATATTGCAATGGTACGCATGAATTTGAGGACATTGTAAAAGGCATTGCGGAGAGTAAGATGCAATTCTGGCCTGCACCAAGGGGGTGCATGGTAACGGAAATTGTGGTATATCCTAGAAAGAAGGTTCTAAACATTTTCTTAGCAGGCGGTGATTTAGACCAGTTAAAGGATATGAATGACGCGATGAATGCATGGGCCATAGAGCAAGGATGCACTGGCGGTAGCCTCACAGGTCGTGTAGGATGGAAAAAAGTGTTAGAACCAATGGGGTGGAAGTTAGCACATTCCCATTTTGTTAAGGAGACAGAATAATGTCAGGCGGCGGCGGCACAAGAACAGATAAACCATATGTTCCTAAATTTGCTGAAACAGCAATGCAGCAGGGCATCGGAATGGCAACAGACCTTGCACCTTTGCAAGATACTTACACACCTCTGTATGGGCCTCAAGTCGCAGCTTTATCTCCAATGGAGCAGGCTGGGATGCAGGGCACAGACATGATGGCAGGTGCATTTGGGATGCCTACAACTGGTGGTCAGCAATACTTGCCGCAAGCACAAACTTATGAGGGCGGCATTCAAGGTTACTCAGCGCGTCCAATGGTTGAGGGAATGATTAGCCAGTTTAAAGCAGAGCGCCCAGAGCAAGCAAAATATCGTGAAAGTTTTGGAATTGATCCTGTTTCTGGTGAAGTTGGATCACGCGCACCACAGAACCAACCTGTAGAGTTAGAGCTACAGGGCGGCGGCGGCGGAAAGTAGGAGAAAAGACATGGGTGCATCAGCAGGTGGACAAAGACTTCCAAGCGGTGGTTTAGCGGGACAAGGTGGAAGCACACCAACAGGTAACGCACAAAGGCAGTTAGGCGGTGGTTTGATCCCCGGTGCAATGCGTCCAGCGGTTATGCAAACGCAGTTTCCAGAAAACAGAATGCCGGGGTATGGTGGACAAGGTGTTCAGCCAGCGGTCATGCCGCCAAACAGGGGTACGGGCTATGGCGGCATGGGCGTACAGCCAGCGGTTATGCCGCCAAATCCTGCTAATACTTCGCTTTTTCGCCCACAGCCGCAGCAGCCACAAATGGTGCAGCCCACTGGGCCTAACATTTTTCAACAATCTTCTGGTGCCTTAAATCAAGCCCAGCGCACGCTAACTGGTCTTTCTCAGTTCCAGCCGCAGCCCATGCAAGCAGCAACGGCTGGCCCAACAGCAATCTACAAGGGAGCGACTGTTGAGCGCACAACTCCTTTTGCGGAGGCAACTGTAGGCCCAGCGGCAACTATGCAGGCAGCGCAGCTAGGCGAGGCCGAACGTATGCAGGGTGTTGGTGCAGTTCAGGCGGCTCAAGCGCCAGAGCAAATTGCAGTCAATCAGCTTGCAACAACTGACATCGGTCAATACATGTCGCCATACCAGCAGCAAGTCATTGAGGCTGGTCAGGCTGACATTGAACGCCAGCGCCAACTCGCGTCAGAAAACCTCGCGGCTCAAGCTCAGCGCGCAGGTGCATTCGGTGGCTCTCGCCAAGCCGTGCAAGAGGGTGTTTTGGCTGGCGAGGCATTACGTCAAGCGGGTCAGCTTTCTGCTCAACAGCGTCAACGTGGATTTGAGACAGCCTTACAGTCAGGCCAATTTGACATCGGTCAAACACAAGCTGCACGCACACTTGCATCACAGCAAGGCTTCCAAGCGGAGCAGCTTGGTCAACAAGCTCGCGAAGCGGCAGCGGCTCGCGAGCAAGCGGCTCGTGCAGGTAATATGGCAGCGGCTAATCAGTTTGCTATTCAGCAAGCTCAATTTGAGCAGCAAGCAGGTCAGGCAAATATGCAGGCGCAAAATGCCATGACGCAACTACAAGCCAACTTATCTCAGCAGGCTGGCCTTGCAGGCGCAGCGCAGGATGCGGCACGCGCAGGTCAGCAGGCTGGCTTAACGCAAGCTGCTGGATTAGCAAGCATGGGCGCAATGAATACTGCGGCTCAACAGCAGGCAGCGCGGGAGCAAGCCGCGCGTCAAGCTACGTTTGGAGGTCAATTCCAAGGCGCAGGCATTCGCCAAGGTGCGGCAAGCGGTTTAGCAGGTTTGGGTCAACAGCAGTTCAACATGGGTCAATCAATTCAGCAGCAGCAAATGCAGCAAGGCGCACTACAGCGTGGCATCATGCAAGGTTTGATTGGTGCTGGGCAGCAAAACTTTGGTCAATATACAGGCGCACCCACAGGTGGCTTGAATACGCTTCTAGGTGGTTTGACAGGGGCAGGCGTACCGACTGGACAGACTAGCTCATTCCAGCCGGGCTTCTTGAATTACTTACAAACATTTGCAAGTTTGAGATGATAAATGGCAAGCTGGTCTGACATACAGCGCGGTATTTTCGCAGGGGAGAGCGGCGGTGATTACAACGCTCTCTTTAACTATCAAAACCGTCCTAATGGTATATTCTCTGATGTTCGCGTGAGTGATATGAGCATCGCGGATGTATTGCAGTTTGCAGACCCTCGCGGTGAATACGGACAGTATGTTGCATCAGCTAGACCAGACCCAGAAATGGGCGTTGCTACACCAGTAGGTGCTTATCAGGTTGTTGGTGCAACGCTGCGTGACGCAGTAAAAGCTCTTAACTTAGACCCAAACCAAAAGTTTGATAAGGCGACACAAGACAAGGTTGGTCAGTGGATTTACCAGACACAAGGCACTGGCGCTTGGCAAGGCTATAAAGGCCCACAATCAAAGCCAAAGGATATGAACATGAGTATGAACCCAAATGCACCACAACGCACTGGCCTACTAGGTTTCATGGACATCATGCGCAGACCAGACGAAGCAACCGGGATGACAGCAATGGAGCGTTTTGGCGCTGCACTTGATCCTTTATTGTTGCCAGAACAGCGCATGGGTGAGCAGATTAGAGCGCGTGGAGCGCAGCGTTTGGACAAGCAAAGACGTAATAAGACTATGGAGTGGCTAAAGTCACAAGAAGGTGGCGAAGTATACGCACAGGCCATTGAAATGGGTGTCCCGATTGGTGATGTTTATAGTGCATACCTGAAAGCACAAACTGGTGATTACGTTGTTGTTGGTAAAACTCTTGTAGATCGCAAAACAGGTAAACCTATCTTCACTGCGCCAAGCACTGCGCAATCACAAGGTACGATTAAATTATCAGATGGGACGGTTATTGCTTTAGGTAAGCAAACAGAAACGCAAGCTGGATCAATGGACTTTGGTTCACGCATGACGTTTGCTAATAGCATCTTAGAAAATACTGAACAATTGGGGACAAATCTGGGTGAACAGTTCTTTAGCAAAATACCAATATTTGGTGGTGCGTTGACAAGCCCAGAGTTTAAACAATATGACCAAGCGCGGCGAACTTTTGTAAACGCAATCTTGCGGCGTGAAAGTGGCGCGGCTATTGCTGAAAGTGAATTTGAAAGCGCTAACCAACAGTATTTCCCACAGCCGTTTGATACACCAGAGGTGATTGCACAAAAACGCGCAGCGCGTGAACTAGCTACAACGATGATGCTGGCAGCGTCTGGGCCTAATGCTACACAATACGCAAAAGACCAAGCAGCGCAGTTTGCAAAGCAGTTGAACCCACTTTTCGGCACAGAAGAATATAACAAGCAGCGTGAGGAACTAAAGAAAAACACTTCAAGTACAACGACTGCTGGCGGCAACGAAAGACTTAATTTCTAAGGAACGGTTATGGCTGACAAAGATACCTTCTACGGCAAAAAGAAAAAGAAACCGTTTTACTTTCGTTTGCAAGGAACGGACAAGATTGTTCGTGTAACGGCTACTTCCCAAGCGGAAGCAGATAGACTTGCTGATAAGATTGACCCAAAGACAGCGGCAGTTGTTGCGACAGGCGCGGATGGCAAGCCACTTGCGCGTGGTACGGATGCTGTTATGCAGCGTCCAGATGGTACACAGTATCTTGTCGGTGAGGGTTACTCAGGGACAGACCCAGAGCGCATAAAGGCGTTTGCAGAGGGCATGTCTACAGAGCAAATGATTACAGATGTACAGCAACAGGCACTGCTGCAAGAAAACCCTAACTTGGCTAGGGCTGTTGTTGGTCAACAAGCAATGCTGTTTGGCGCAGGCTCATACGCTGATGAAATCGTGCAGAAAATATTTGGTGGTGATTATAAGCGTTATAGTGATGCGTTACGAAAAGCGCAGTCTTCACAAAAGCCTTTAGAAACATTTTTGATACAAGCTGGCGTTGGAGCATATGATGCGTCACGCGCACTTAAAGCGTTCCCACAATTAGCAAAATTATTTGGTCGTGATCCTAGCTTGGGTCGCTTGCCAAATGTTATGCGTGCTGCTGGGGCAGGGTTGGTAGGTGCTGGCGTGCCTGCTGGCATACAAGCATCTGGTGAGGCTGAAAGTGGTCAGCGTTTGACGGAAGGTTTAAAAACTGGTGGGATCGCGGCGGGTACGGGTTTGGCGGTTTCAACAGGCTTGCCACTTGCGGCAGAGGGCGCTAATCGGTTAGGCGAGTTTATCAAAGCCTCTGAGCTAAAAGCAATTCAAAGTGCGTTAGGTATCAGCAGATCAGCAGCAATGGTCATTAAAAGTGCATTTGCGCAAGGTGGCGATATAAACACTGCTATTCAGAACATTCAACGTGCGGGTGACAATGGAATGCTTGCTGATGCAGGAATTGCAGCCAGAGCTTTGGCAGATGCAGCGTCACAAGCGGGGCCAGAGCCTGCGCAAACTGTAGCCACAAATGTAGGTCGTCGCGCTGAAGCAGTGAAAGGTCAGCTTGAAGAAACATTGCTAGACACGCTTGGTGATCCGTTAATCGGGCCGCAAGCGGCGGTAAAAGCTATTCGTGACCGCACTCAGGACTTACGAAGTGATGCTTATTCACGCGCATACAATACCCCAATTGATTACTCAACAGGTGGCGCGGGTGAGCGCATTATGTCTGTGATTGATCGGATTGATAAGAAAACACTTACAGCAGCGATTGAGGAAGCAAACGCAGACATGCTTGCTGATGGCGTTCAGAACATGCAAATTCGTGTGCGTGTAGACGCAAGTGGAAACGTCACAAAGATCACTAATGACATGAATGTTCAGCAGTTAGATTATGTGAAACGCGCATTGCAAACATTAGCAGAAAACAATCGTGATGCAGTAACATACAAGTTTTCACCGCAAGGGCGTAGATATTCACGTCTAGCAAGTGATCTGCGCAGAGAGTTAGGTGAGGGTATCGTTGATCCTGACACTGGTGCGCGAGTTTACGATGAGGCGGTAACGCTTGGTGGTAACACCATTGCAGAAGAAAACGCATTCCGTATGGGCCAAGACTTATTGCGTCCTCAGACAAAAATTGAGGATGTTATGGAAACATTGGGTGATGATCCATCAGAGGCGCAGCTAGAAGCGTTGCGCATGGGAATGTCACAGTATGTGCGTAATATTTTGCAAGATGTTCGTGCAGTCCCTAGCGATCCTGATTTAGAGGCGCGTCAGTTAGATGCGTTCTATCGTTTAACATCATCTGGCAGCGCAAGAGAAAAAATTGCTGCTGTGATGGGTGATATGACTGATGACTTCTTGCGTCAAATTGATGAAGTCGGGCAGGCTGCAATTACCCGCGCTGGCTTGTCACGCAATAGTGCCACTGCTATTCGCCAATCAACGCAAAAAGGCATAGAGGAAATGACATCGGCAGGCCCAGCTACGGCATTGCTACGCGGTCAACCTTTAGAGGCCACACGCAAGCTCGTAAGTGAACTGACAGGATTTACCGATGAGTTTAGCGAAAATCAACGCATGGCTATTTACAATGACATTGCAAAAGCGTTGACCGAAGTAGGCACAGATGATGCGCTCCGCGCACTAAATGTCATGCGTCAAGTGCAGATGGGTCGCAAAGTTTCGCAAGAAGCAAGAGACTATGCATACAACCGCGCAATGTATTATCTTGGTGTAGGGGCGCAAAAGCCCACAGAGCAACAAGTTATGGAAGCGACAGGTCAAAGGCCAGAAAGCGGCTTGCCCATGATGGGCGTAGGCTTGTTGACGCAGTAGGAGACAATAGATGCGGTTAGAACCACTAGATCAAACACAGATTGAAAGCATTGTTTCCAAAGCAATCCAAGATGCAGTGGACTTTGTAGACAGCGAGATTGCGCCACAGCGGATCAAGGCCCAACGCTACTTTGATGGCGAGGTAGACATCGGCTACGAGGATGGTCGCAGCAGAGTTGTGGCAACAAAGTGCCGTGAGGTTGTTCGTGGCCTAAAGCCAAGCATACAGCGCATATTCCTCACTAGCGAAAAGCCTGTAGAGTTTGTGCCGCGTGGCCCAGAGGATGTTGCGATTGCAGAGCAAGCTACAAGCTATGTTTCTTATAAGTTCCAACAGCATGACGGATACCGCGTACTAAACGATGTATTCCAAGACGCGATGGTTAAGAAAGCTGGGATTGCATACGTTTATTACAATGAGGAAATGGAAACAGAAATCCATACCTTCACTAATCTAACTGACGAAGAATTTGCGGTAATCATTGAAGATGATGACGTAGAGGTTCTTGAGCATGAGATGCGTATGAGCATTTCTATGGATCAGATGGGGATGGAGATTGAAGTACCAGAGCATGATGTAAAGATTGCACGGTCTATTCCTCATGGCGACATCTGTATTGAGAGCGTTCCCCCAGAAGATTTCTTTGTAGATCGCAACGCGCGTAGCATAGACAACTTTTATATTTGTGGTCATAGCACAGAAATGCGGGTGTCTGATCTGATTGCGATGGGATTTAGCCCAGACGATTTGATTGGTTTAGACAGTACAGAATATAGCGTTGTAGATGATGAAGCGGAATTTGAGCGCCGTGGTTATGCAGTAGATGAGGGCGAGGATGAAAACATCACTGCTGCATCTAAGAAAATCACTGTCACAAATGCATATATGGAGTTGGATATTGAGGGAACGGGTATCCCGCGCCTGTATCAGTTCTTGTGCGCTGGCTCTACTTACAAGCTGCTGAACTTCTACGAAGCAGATACAGCACCATACGCAATCTTTGAGTGCGATCCAGAGCCACATGCTTTCTTTGGTTCATCATTGGTTGATTTGGTAATGGACGATCAGGACGCGGCTACAGCGATGCTGCGCGGTGTTCTTGATAACGTGGCGTTGACCAATAACCCAGCGTTGCAGATTGTTGACGGTCAGGTTGCGGTAGATGATTTGCTGAACAACGAGATTGGGCGCATTGTGCGTGTGAAAGCACCTAACAGCGTCATGGAGATGGCAGTGCCGTTTACAGCGGGTCAGACACTCCCAGCACTGCAATACTTTGACCAGTTGGTAGATAACAAGACGGGCGTTTCTAAGATGGCGCAGGGTCTTGATCCAGACGTTCTAAAGTCTTCTACAGCAACAGCGGTTGCAGCATCTATGGAAGGTCAGACAGGCCAAGCAGAGGTTATTGCGCGTAACTTTGCAGAGGGCGGCATGCGCCAGTTGTTCCGCTTGATGTTGGATTTGATGGTTAAGAACACCGACAATGAAGAAATCATGCGCCTCAACGGTTCATTTGTGCCTGTAGACCCCAGAGCGTGGGACACAGACATGGATTTGATTGTGAACGTAGGTATTGGCACGGGACGCGAGAATGAACGCGCAGCGGCCTTACAGCAAGCCTTTCAAATACAGCAACAGATATTTGCACAGTATGGCCCAATGAATGGCGTGGTTACTTTGACGCAGATACGAAACACTCTGGCAGACTTGTTGGCAATTGGTGGCCTGAGAAATGCGGATCGTTACTTCATGCCAATGTCACCAGAGATTGAACAGCAGATGATGATGCAGCAACAGCAGATGGCGCAAGAGCAGCAAGCAATGGCAGCGCAACAGCCTGATCCAAATGCAGCATTTATGCAAGCTGAACAGATGAAAGCGCAGACACGGGCGCAAGTAGACATGACCAAAGCGCAGATGGACTATCAGTACAAGATGCACAAGCTGGGCATGGATGACGATTTGGCGCGTGATGACATGGTTCAAGACTTGGCGGTTAAGGTTGCTGAGATACTTGGCAAGTACGGAACAGCGGTTGATGTTGCAAGCGTGAAAGCAGAGCAAGACGCGGTACGCGAACACAACGCGCAGATGATGGGAATGCAAGGTGGATATTGAGCAAAGAGCTAAACGCTCAAAATCACTGTTAGAGAATGAATGGTTCATGGAAACCATAAAGGATTTGCGGGACACCCAAATGAGGACTTTCGCAGATAGCAGCGCCCAAGAGGTGGAGAAACGTGAGGATGCTCACGCCATTTTGAGGGCATTAACAGCAATAGAGCGTCAACTACAGGCAGATGTAGATGCCTTGGCGCTTGTAAAACGGAAGGGAAAGCACCGTGGAAACGACTAACCCAATCAACGGTAACGATTTAGAGGCGGTTACCGAAAACTTGATTTTAGAAACGCCTAATAATTCTGATGATGCATCAGAGGAAGCTGTTGAGGTAACTGGGGACACTCGGCCTGAAGCAGTGGAGATTGAAGCACAAGATCAGGATGATGACGTATCATATGACGACACAGAGACATATGATGAGGATGTTGAGGATGGGTATCAGGAAGCTCAAGAGGAGCCTGTTTTATATACTGTCAAAGTTGATGGTGAGACAAAGCAGGTAGACCTAGATGAGCTAACCCGTGGATACTCTGGGCAAAAGTACATCCAAAAGGGTATGAGCGAAGTAGCGGAGCAAAGAAAGCAATTTGAAGCGCTACAGCAGCAAGTAGACCAAGAACGCCAAGTTTTGTATCAAATGGTACAGCAAGTTCAGACGCAAGGCATCCCAGTAGTGCCTGAATACCCGTCAGAGGAGCTTAGAGAAAGTGACCCTCTTGGTTTTCAGGAGCAAGCGGAAGCATATCGTCGCGGAATGGAAATGCGCCAGCAATGGGAGCGGCAGGCTTCTTATTTGGCGCAGCAAGAGCAAGCGCGTAATCAGCAGTTAAACAATCAATTCCTAGAGCAACAGGCAATGCGCCTAGCTGAATGGATGCCAGAGTTTAATGATCCTGAGAAGCGTGGTGCATTTATTCAAGACGTAACAACCAAAGCTAAAAAGCACTACCAGCTCACAGATGAGCAAATTGGTACTGTTCGCACGGCAGAGGAAGTTATGATCTTGAATGACGCTCTAAAGTGGCGAGAACTACAGGCTAACAAACCTGCTGCCCAACAAAAGGCAGAAGGGGCGCGTCCAGTAGTTAAGCCAGCAGCCAGACGCGCGGCAACGGCTGGAAAAGCAACCAAAGCGAAGAAAGCAACGGCGGTTATGAACAAGCGAGGTGGCATAGATGATGTTGCCAACTGGCTTACCTCTTAACTTTTGTCTAAAGGAATAAGACAATGGCTGTAACAGCAAACACCAATGAGACATATGATGTCTCTACAATTCGTGAAGACCTAGCGCCAGCGCTTGCGTCTATCACACCGACTGAAACTATTTTCATGTCAACAATCGGCACACGCAACGTAGACAACACTTACTTTGAGTGGAGTGAAGTTGATCTTGCGGCGGCTGCATCAAACCGTCAGATTGAAGGTGACGTTGGCCTATCCAACACTGCACCAACAAATGCGGTTCGTAAGGGTAACTACACACAGATTTCTGCGAAAGTTGTTGAAGTATCATCAACAAACCAAGCGGTAAACGGTGTTGCAGATGCTCAAACAGTTGCGAAGCAAGTTGCTTACAAATTGGCTGAAATGAAGCGAGACATGGAAAAGATGCTGCTGGATAATGTCAGTGCGAGCGCAGGGGCATCAGGCACAGCGCGTCAAACTGCGGGTCTACCAGCGTTTTTGACATCTAACACTGCGCGTGGCACATCTGGTGCAGATGGCACAACATCTGGAACTGGTGAAGCAGGCTACCCAGATGCGGCAGCTACAGATGGCACACAACGTGCAATCACAGAGGACATCTTAAAAGGTGTTATTGCTGATTGTTGGGACGCAGGCGCAGAACCATCAGTTGTTCTATGTGGATCGTTCAACAAGCAAACTATCTCTGGTTTTACAGGTAACGCGACACGTTACAAAGAAGCAGAAGATAGCAAACTGAACGCAGCGATTGACGTATACATCTCTGATTTCGGTGAGCTTCAGATCGTTCCAGCGCGTCACATTCGTGCGCGTGACGTGTTCGTTCTTGATCCAAACTATGCATCAGTTGCTTACTTGCAAACAGCAAAGCAAGAGGCTCTTGCAAAAACTGGTTTGTCAGAGCGCCGTTTGATCTCTGCGGAGTATGGCCTACAGGTCACTTCACAGAAAGCACACGGTGTTGTCGCAGACTGTACAACATCATAATAGATTGGGGGCTACGGCCCCCTTTCACTTTGAGGTGGTAGTATGGCTAAAATTAAAATCACAACAGATAGAACATGGGTTGGCGGCAAGAGAGCTGAAAAAGGCCAAACCTATGAAGTGACAGCAGCAGAAGCAAAGGCACTTATTGCAAATGGTTTCGGTGAAGAAATTACAAAGGCAGCACCCAAACGAGCGCGTGATGCCAAAGGAAAACTAAAAGCTGATGACCCTTCTACGCCAGATGTAAATGAAGCGTGGGAAGGCGGGAAAGCACCTAAGAAACGCGGAAGGCCCAAGAAGAATGTCTGACACTATTCTAAACACTGAGTGGCATACAGAAGATGACAAGGTTGTCGTAAAGCGCACTCAAGATATTCAGAAGATTTTGGACTTCAACAAAGAGCGTAATATTGACGGTCACAATCGTAAGTCTGACATGCGTTTAGCTGGGTCTATACCTTTTGTGGTTGCTGAAATGTGGTCGCGGGAATGCGGAGCCAAAATCGGGTCGCAAGAGTTCGCAGAATATGTTAAAAAGAAGTTGATGAGTGGCGAATTTAGCAAGCTGATTGCAAATGGATACTAAAATGGCGACACCGATAAAAGTAAATCTACAAGCCATGTCTTTTGGTTTGGCTTTGATTGTTCAGACTATCTTATTGGTAGGTTATATCACTGGCATTGCGTCTGATGTAGAAACAGCGGTGCGTGATATTGACCGCAACATGACGCGGATAGATACGTTAGAAAAATCTGTTCATGCACAAGAAGTTTTGTTGGCTCGTATTGCAGGCGATATGGCGGCGATTAGAGAAAGCGTTCAGAGAATAGACGAACGCGGTCGCGAAAAGTGATGCTATGGATCCCGTTAGCTGCGTAGCACTTGCAACAGGGGCTTACAAGACACTTAAAGCTGCCATTTCAACAGGCCGCGACATCCAAGAAATGGGTCAAACTATTTCTACATGGGGCCAAGCCTTTTCAGATTTCAATAGATTAGAAGAACGTCAAAAGAACCCACCTTGGTGGGAAAAGACGTTTAAGGGGTCAGACCCCGAAAATGCCGTGTTGCTTTGGAATGAAAAGCGCAAAATGGAGCAAATGCGCAAAGAAATTAAGGATCATATCTCTTTTGTGTATGGGCCTAGCGCATGGGATGAGGTGCTGCGGATTGAAGCAGAGCAGCGCCGCATTCGCAAAGAGGCTGCATATCGCAAGCAAGAGTTTGTTGATAGCTGCATCAATTGGGCAGTGGGCCTGACTGCGTTTGTCATTGGCGGTGCTATCTTGGCGCTTGCAATCTACATTGTTGGTAAAGCAAGAGGTCGTTGGTGATGATTTACGTTCTTGTGTTTATACAATACATTCCGTCTGCTGAATTAAAATATTATCAAATAGGCCCAACACACGCGACATACGAAGAATGCGAACAAGAGCGCAGAAAGGCAAGAGAGGGTTTGGTTGTTCACAACAGCCAGACTGTGGTTTGTCTTGAAGTTAGTGGAAAATAAACTGGGTCAGTGGGTTGTTTTGACGGATGATAATAAAGTGGTTATCATCACCACGCATAAGCGAATAGCCGAAAGGTATTTCAATGAACAAAGAAAACTACGATCTAAACGGAAACGGAAAGATTGATCCTGATGAGCGCGAGATCATGTTGGAAGATCGTCGCAGGCGCATGGAAGATCAGGACGCTAAGAGAGACACGCAGAGGCGGCTCACAGTGGCGTGTACGGCTGGAATGCTTGTTTACCCTCTGGTTATCTTTCTCGCAGTCTGGGTGGGCTTAGATCGGGCGGCAGAGCTAATTACAGACATAGCAAGTGTTTATGTGATTGGTGCCAGTGGTGTTGTTGCGGCATACTTTGGGTTCAACGCAATGGAAGCCAATGTGTCGCGGAAAGAAAACGTAGATGTCAGGTGAGCAGTTATTAACGCACGTTGTTGTGAAACTGCTAGAGATTATTCTAGGCGTTGAGATGACGCTGTATCAGGGGGTTATGGTGTAATGCTTGATTTGTTGGGAAAGCTGGTTGATCCAGTAAGCAACATTCTTGACAAGGTTGTTGAGGACAAAGACCAGAAAGCCAAACTTGCGCACGAAATCGCAACAATGGCAGAGCGTCACGCACAGGAGTTAGCGCGTGGTCAGATAGAAATAAACAAAGAGGAAGCTAAGTCACGCAACATCTTCATAGCAGGGTGGCGGCCATTTGTTGGTTGGACTTGCGGGTTGGCGTTGTTCTGGCACTTCTTGGGTTTGCCCGTCACACTTTTTGTGACAGGGTGGTTTGATCTACAGCATCCACCATTGCCAGAGTTTGACATGCAAAGCCTGATGACTGTGTTGTTAGGTATGTTAGGTTTAGGTGGCATGCGCACCTTTGAGAAGTTTAAGGGAGTAACGAAGTAATGGCTAGAGGTGATGCACTTAAAATGCTGCAAAAGACTTGTGGCGTAACACCAGACGGAGCGTTTGGGCCTAACACGGCTAGAGCTATTGCAGAGCATTACGGACTGAACGCCAATCGTGGCGCACACTTGCTTGGTCAGGCAGCGCACGAAAGCGGCAACTTTATGATTTCTGAGGAAAACCTAAACTACCGCGCAGAAACAATGTGTCGGGTCTGGCCCTCACGTTTTAAGTCAGAGGTAGATGCGGAACCATATGCGCGTAACCCAGAGAAGCTGGCAAACAAAGTCTACTCAGGGCGCATGGGGAACGGCTCAGAAGCGTCAGGAGATGGGTGGAAGTATGCAGGCAAGGGTTTCATCCAATTAACTGGTAAAGATAATGTACGGGCCTTTGCAGAGCATATTGGACGTGACAGCTTGGTAGATGATCCATCGCCAATTGCAGATGAACTAGCGATGGACAGTGCGATATTCTTCTTTGAAAAAAACGGTTTGTTCAACATGGCTGATAAGGGTGTCACTGATAGTATTATCAAGAGTATTACCAAGCGTGTGAACGGTGGCTATCATGGCCTAGAAGACCGCATGGATAAGACTAAGAAGATTTATCGGTGGTTGGCCTAAGTTTAGGTCTGATTGATCTGGATAGGGTGTTGGTGCGTATACAGTACATATCAACATCGCTATCCGCATGGAAATACTTATACATATCTTCATTGTCGCGGATTGCTATTTGACAAGCCTCATAGTCTGGCAAAATCAAATATGTTTCTATGTCAATCCCACGCAGTGAATATTCTATGTATAACGCTGTGAAAAATTCCATTGCACTCACTTTCTGTTTAGTTATCTTTTTGCGGTGGGCGGTTTTTACCCAGTTTTTGTTGGTAATCCCCTAGCTTATCCCGACACCTAGCAGCCGCCCACACGATCATTCATCAGTTTCTACTTTTGGCAAATCCCATTGCCTGATCTCTTGCATGATCCTTGACTGAGAAACATCCTCAATGAATGCGATGTTTTCTATCGTAATCTGCCGTAACATCATGCGGTTAATGCGCTGGGCTATCTGAGTGGCTCTCTTAGGCCACCTATACTGCCTATCGTTAGTGTTGATGCCTGTAGGCTGTTTCGGCTCTCTCAGGCGTTTCTGTGGCCTCTCTGGGGGTGTTGGCTGCGTAGAGTTCTTCCACCCCTCTTGTTCGCGTTTGAGTTTCATCAATGCACCAATTTCTGCTTCTGTTGGGGTGCGTTTCAATACTCGCGTCAAAGTATCGTAATAATTCACCATTAGATGTTGTATCCTTTTTTCCTCAATTCAGATGTAAACCGCCGCAGTTCTTGTTGTGCTGCAAATATTTCATTGTTGATGCCGGGTCTTGCATCTGTGCGGTATCGTTCATCTTGCAACCGATCTACCTGTCTGCGCAAGTATTTAAGTATCTGCTCATCGGCTGGGCTTAGTTTCATCACCACCATCCTTTAATTGTGCCTGCTGTCCAAGTCAGGATCATTACTGCAAAGATGATCCCGATAACTACATCTTCCCACGTCAACTTGCCGTAGTCCATTATGCTGACCCCCACGCTGCATCATGAAACTGCTCATCATATGCACCGCTAGTTAGCTTGTTGTAGATGCGCTCTGGCAATGCAAAATCTTTGGTCTTGGCGCGTGGTTCCTGAAGGTAAACTGTATCCAGATCAAAGTAGTGTTCATCGTGATCTAATGATCCCTCTATGACAATCTCAATCTCCACGCCTTTGATTGTTACTGTTGTGAATGCGTGGTGCGTTGTGCGTCCTAGTGTAAAAAATCCCATTGGTTTGCTCCTTGTTGGTGGGGGCCGTAGCCCCCTGTTGATTAGAATGCCAAGCCGTACTGTGACATGACGCGGTTAAGATTAGACTGAGTTTCTTCAGCAAGATCATCTTCAAAATCAGACAGATCAAAAATATCTGCCTCGCCAAGCGTACCGTCAGCATGAACTTTGCGGATGCCTGCGCTGATAGCGCGTCCGTGTGTCAACCAGTTTTGCGTGAGAGTGTACGCATGATCGCGGCTATCCGCGTCTAGCTCAACCATAGAAGCGTCTGACATTGTGTCTACTTCCGCGTGAACAACAAAAGCTGGCTTGCGCTCTGCCATACGCGCAGTAGCCGCTTCAGAAGAAAGAAGAAAAGAAAGAGAATGTGCCATAGGATACCTCCGCTAGTTGGCGTTTATGTTTAACATACACATACAATAGTATCTTATGTGATACATTGCAAGGGGGTATTTGCAAAAAAAGTTAAGTATAACTAAGGTCGCAAAATATAGAGGTTACTATTTTGACAGGCACAAGATGTACGAGATTGAGTTGGAAGTATCAGGTCAACCGATTGGCAAAGGCAGGCCAAGGTTCACCAAAGTAGGCCACACTTACACTCCGCAGAAGACCAAAGAGTACGAGAGGCGTATTCATGCGGCTGCATGGGCAGAGATGGCAAAGCACGATATTGACCAGACACTGAGGCCAGTGGCGGTTGAAATCATCGCGTTTATGGATATTCCTCAGTCATGGTCTAAGAAGAAGCGATTAGAGGCAGAATATGGTGCGATAAGCCCTATGACTAAGCCAGACGTAGACAACATCGCTAAGATCGCTTTGGATGGCCTGTCAGGTACTATCTTTGCTGATGACAAACAGGTAACTAGCATGAAGGTCAAAAAGACGTTCTGTCATCCTGACCGTGGGCCAGTGCTTTACATATCAGTGTCTTGGACTGATCATGGCGAATAAATCTTCAGTGCTTTTGGTTTTTTTCCATTGCTGCCACGCAGCGATAAATTCTTCTTGGGCTTGGTGTATCAGTTGATTTGTTTCTGGTGACAAATCTCTTGACGTAAGTTGTTTTTTCATGCGGTTCAGAGTTGAGCTTATCACGCTAGGTGATCGCCCTAGCTCTTGACCAATAGCCTTTGCTGTCTCACCACGCTCATACATACGCAGCATTGTGTTGATTTCTTTCCCTGACATGCGATTACTCATTTTGCTCTCCTTCTGCGAATGGCGCATAAGACCAATCGGCGCCGTACTTTTCACGCCATGCACGTTTGTCTTTGTGAATAGCCTGCTTGCTATCGTCAAAGTTTCCTTGATGGTGTCCATCGCATAGAGGAATAGCCCAATCATCTCCGCGCTTATACACGCCGTAGCGGTCATGGATTGGATGGTGCGCTGTTGTGGGTGATAGCTGCACCTCACCGTGGGCCTGACAGACCGCACAGGGCAGTTCGCGTATCTTGTCCAACATCTTCTTGCTGCGCAGTGGCTTGTCTTTCTTTAGGCCAAGAGGTGGGCGTTTAGCTAGATTTGTCATCTGAACCCCTGTCAATTAAGTCGTGCTTCCACCCTTTTGGTGGGGGCCATGAAACACCCCAGCTTTCTAATGTTTTTTTCGTCCACCCACCTGCTGACGTTTTATTGCTTTCTATAATCAACTCTATTTCAGTCTTTGATTTATTGTTGAAGTTAATCATATGTTTGTTAGCACCTTAAACTGTGACGTTCTGACATGGCGGCAGACTTCTATTTCTTCCTCATCATTCAGTCTGTTCATGCCCTTCTTTGACACCCTGTAATCTGGCTCACCGTGATAAGTCTTGTTGATGTCTATGTAGCCAATGGTATCGTCTTTTTTCCAGTGTACCACAAACAGGCTAGGAAGCCCGGTTATCTCAGTTTGGTTTTTACCCGCAGTGCATTTTGTCAAACTTATCATAATGTCTGGAAGATCATAGAAAGCGTAATTGATGATGCGTAATTCTACGAATGCCTGCGGTTTATTTTTCTTGTGAGCTACAGCATCAAAAACACTGTACTTATGCTGCATCTCAACCGTGCATTTCCACTTCCTACCTAAACGCTCACACAAGTCTAACTCGCGCTGCACCATTTCCTCGCTAGGTTTCCAGTGGGTCATATCCTATTCCTTCTGCCAGCTTCTTCATTGCCATCTCAAAGTATTTGAAAAACTCTGCTTGGTTCATTTTATCAAAGCTGATGCTATCAGGTATGTTTACCAGTTCCCCGTTCAGCGCAGATAACTTGATCCGCACATAACCACACGCAATCTTTAGCTCATCGTGCAGGTGATGCTCTGTGGGCCATTTGCCTGTGTCCCTAGCTACCCTGCGCAGCGTGGACCAATACAGGTTATGATGCGGGTTAGATCGCTTGCCTGTTTGTGACAGGTTAAACAGTGTCCCGTCTGGCAAGTCTTCCATGCGCTCTGCGTCATATTGAGAAACAGGTACTAAGTACCCATTCCTCAGTTCCATTTGTAATTTTGTCATATTTGCCCTTGTGTTTAGTGGGGGGGCTTTACAGACCCGATGTGCTGCAACACATCCCCCCCATGCGGGTGGATAGCAGATCAAAACCCAATTAAAATCCAAAGCCATTTGGAGTTTATTTTGATCTGCCTCTGTTCTTAGAATGGAATTTCATCGTCTAGTTCGTTTTCTGTAAACTTCTGGCCCTCTGCCATGCGCTGTGGTTCATGCTCAGTGTGCGATACTTGTCCACGCTGTTGACCACCACCGATCAGCTTAACGTCATTAGCGCGAATACTCAGGTAAGTTTTACCGTTATACTCACGGGTCTTTAACTCACCAGACACGCCTACTTGTTTTCCTTTCGTAACGTACTGGGCAATTCCTGTTCGGTTATAGTCAACGTCAAAGAAGATCGTGCCTTTATTTGCTCCATAGCCATCATCAACTGCGACTGAAAACTTGAGAAATCCCCCTCTCTCGTTCTGTTGAATTTCACTGTCTTTGGTGACACGCCCGATAATAGTGCATACTTTCATACCATTAGCTCCGTTTTACGCTTGTCATGTGCTTCTACAAGCTGTTCATATTGTGGCTCTGACAAATCAGGGCTGTTGATTAGTTTCTTATAGCGGCTCTCATTGCTTGCAAAGCGCTGGGCATCGCAGTGTTCATAGAATGTCAGTGCAGCATCTACACGCGCTGCGAGATCAAGTTCCATTGATGGCTTTGGAGCAGCGTCTGATGCTTTAATTGCTTGCTCTTTACGCTTAACACCTTCCATCTCATTAGCTGATGCATACTGACCGCCATGCATACCCATAGAAGCCAGAGCGCGTCCAATCGCTGATGTTTCGCATACCTCTACAGCAGATGTCTTTGTAATGTGTGACGATCCACGGATTTCTTCTGCCAGACCCGATCCAACAACAAAACCGTCTTTGTCTTTGACCGTAGCTTTGACCACCACTGTCTGACCGTCATTGTGGATAATGTCAGTATCAATACCGTATTCACCACCAAACACAGTGCGGAACGCTTCAACGCGCTTTGCTACCTCTGTGTACTGTTTACCACCTCGCTGCATGACCCCATGTGACTTGTTGAGGTCTGCAACGAAATCCATTGCTGTTTGAAACTTATTGGTCATGTAGGCTCTCCATCATTTGATCGTGGTGCAAGTTCGCAGCCTTGATACCTTCATCAAGTGCTTTGAACATTTTATTCATTGTTGCGCTGTCTACGTCAGAACCTAACTCTATCATCTTTTCCATGACATGGTACTTAATACGCGCTGGTACAGGATGTTTATGCATTGTTTACCTCGTTTTACTGTTTGTCTCTTGCATATATATCATGTGTAGCTTATATACAACCCCAAGAATGCAAAAAAGGAGAACGCATGAATAGCAAGATGATGTATAACTTGGAGCATATCCAACGACTGATGAAGGATCGGCAACCGTCAAAAGTCTGTGAAGCTACAGGTCTATCGCGGCATACCTATTACCGTGTGCGGGATGGCGTGGGAAACGTCACATACGATACGGTAAAAGTCTTGTCTGATTATTTTATGGATGTAGAATAGGAAAAGACCCGCGCCTAGCAGAGCAACGGGTCTTTGTAAGAAGTTGTAACTATGTTACAGTGCGAATGTCTCAAACCGCAGGGTAATGATAGAACACCCTGCTCCAAAAAACAAGGAGTGAAAAAATGTCTTCATCAAGATTAATAGCAAATGTAATGTCTTTAGGTGCATTAGTTGATGATAGCGAGTTTCGTTTATTGATGGTGCTTGCTGAGTGTCCTCATGGTGAGGGATATAAGGCATCATTTGATTACATAGAGAAGGTTGCGGATTTTACGCATCACAGAATTGAGATGACGGTCGGTAATTTTGGCGATGAATATAGGTTTGCGGCGCTTCACGAAGACCCAAATTTTCAGATTTTTGACCTATATTGGACAGAAGAAGAAAAAAATTATGTTTGTTTGGAGTGGAGATAATGGCTTTACATTCATTTGATCCAAAGATTGCAGCAAAGGTTGGTGTAAATGCCGCAGTTATCTATCAGAATTTATTATTCTGGGTTGAGAAAAATCAAGCCAACAACAAGCATTTCCATGAGGGCCGTTATTGGACATATAATAGTATGAGAGCTTTTGAGGAGCTGTTTGCTTACCTAAGTCAAAAGCAAATCAGAACTGCTTTAGAGAAGCTAATAGAGTGTGATTTGATCTTAGTTGGTAACTTTAACAAAGCTGGATACGATAGAACAAAATGGTATTGCCCCACAGGTCAAATGGATTTGCCCAAAAAGGCAAATGGAACTGCCCAAAAGGGCGAACCTATACCAGATAGTAAACCAAATAGTAAACCAGATACTAATACATCATCAAAGGATGATGAGGTGAATTATTACTTTGACCAATTATGGGAAATGTACCCACGCAAGGTAGGAAAGGGGCAGGCCAGAAAAGCATATGTAGCAGCTTCTAAGAAGATAGACTTCTTTGATCTGTTGCCTAAACTGGAAGCATACGTTGCAACACTAGACGGTAAAGACAAACAATACATGCCTCACCTAGCTACTTGGCTAAACGGTGAGCGCTGGGCAGATGAGGTATAATGCCATGAAAGATAAATATGAAAATCTAAGAAAGTTACAAAATCAAAGATACATGATTGAGCAAGAGGGTAATAAATATGATGGAAAGCATTATTGGCTTGTAAATCTTACCCGCTCCGTAGGTGGTCGTTACCCATATGATTTGCATGACAGTGTGATGACTTTTCCTACGAAAGAGTTGTGTGTAGATTGGTTATTAGAACAGATAAGCGGTGGTGATGAGATAGTTTGGTTTCAGATTATAGAAGCCAAGCAGTCAATTCAAAAGTTTGTGAATGTAGATCACAGAAGCAAAGAAATAAGAAACGATATGCGTAAGATGTATGATTACGACAAAGATCGGGCGATGATAAATCTTACAAAAGAAATAGATGACTATATTGATGATGATATAATCCATGAGTTATGGTTAAATCAGGGAATGCGTTTAGGGCCAAACGGGGAGATGATCTATGAACTATGAAACAAGAATGCAGCTAATCCGTAACGAGCTAATGAACATCCTTGGCACTTACTCTATTCCAAAGCACTTAGAAGATGAGAAACGAGCGCAGGCAGAGGTAGAGGGTATCTGTCGTCTGATTAACCAGAAGTTCCCTAACGACACAAATGAGGATCACATTCGCGGCACAATGGATCGTGCAATGCTGAAACTGAAAGAGGCGCACAAGTCACGCTCTTGGCCTACATCAGCAGAAATCAGCGCAGCAGTTTCTAAGTCTATGACATCTGCATCCACGCGCACAGTAAGCAGCGGCCCGTGGAAGCCTGACACACTACAGCTAAACGCAAAGCGTATCATCGCAGGCGAACCAGTAGGCGAGATGTATATACGCGGTAAGCTGGCAGACAAGATGGTAGAGATGGGTCTTATCTCAGACGCACATTTGCAGCCGTATTTAGAATACTTGTCAGCAAACAATATACCTGCTAGGGTTGACCCACCTATCTCATAGGTTTGCCTCACTGAACTGCCCCCTCGCGTGATCGCTCCGCAGGGGGTATTTTTTTGCATAGAATTGTGTTACCTTCTCAGCAAGAGCCAACCTTTCTCCCTCCCTGTTGGTTTGTGTGGCTCCATACACTGGCTCTCCTCACTGGCCCTCTGAGCGCGGTCACGTTCAGGGGGTCTTTCATTTCCCACACAAATACACTAATATACACAACATATAGACGCACCCACTATGGACGGTACTATGAGTACGAAACAGGAACATTTTTCTAAAGTACAGGGATCAGGCCGAAAAAAAGGCACCCCCAATAAAACTTCAAAGCTGATGAAAGAAAGCATCATTATTGCCGCAGAAAGATCAGGGCAAGCAATGGTAGAGAAGCTCTATGGCAAAAGCCAAGATGAAGCTGATCAGCGTTTTGTAGAGCAAGCTAAGAAAGATGGCATGACAGCCTACCTGCAAATTATGGCAGAGGCGCAGCCAACGGCATTTATGAGCCTGATGGGTAAAGTGTTGCCAATGCAGGTAAATGCAGAAGTAGAAGGTGAAGTGCAGCATGTGGTTAGTCTAAAATGGCGCGAGTAGTAGAAGTCGTACAAGAGATAGACTACAAGCCACGCGATCAGATCAGAGCATTCCACAACAGGAAAGAACGCTTTGCGATCATCGTAGCACACAGACGCTTTGGCAAAACCGTAGCAGCTATCAATGATCTAATCCGTTCTTGCTTTGAAATAGATCGCCCGAATGTACGGGTAGCCTACATTGCTCCATACCTTTCCCAAGCTAAAGCAGTTGCGTGGGATTATGCATTGGAGTTCACCAGAGATATTCCAGAGATAAAAGTAAACCACAGTGAATTGCGCATAGACTTTCTGAATGGTGCGCGGTTCCGCTTGTTTGGTGCAGATAACTACAACGCAATGCGTGGTCTGTACTTTGATGCAGTGGTACTTGATGAGATGGCAGATTTCCCTGCGTCAGCTTGGTCAAATGTTATCCGTCCCGCGTTGGCAGATAGACGCGGTTCTGCTACCTTTATCTCAACGCCTAAAGGAAAGAACGAGTTTTGGGAACTGTGGCATGAAGCGCAAGACGATCCTAACTGGTTCACCGCAATGCTCAAAGCATCAGATACGTCAATATTGGATCAAGAAGAACTTGATGAGGCAAGACGTACAATGGGCGATGACCGCTACGAGCAAGAATTTGAGTGCAGCTTTGAAGCGGCAATCCAAGGGGCTTTTTACGCAAAAGAAATGAAACAGGCCACAGAGGATGGCAGAATAACGCGCGTACCGTATGACCGGGCTGCATCTGTCATTACTGCATGGGACTTGGGAATAGGCGACAGTACAGCAATATGGTTTGCTCAGTTCGTAGGCCAAGAAATCAGGATTGTGGACTATTACGAAAGCAGCGGAGTAGGATTAGATCACTATGCAAAAGTTCTCTTGGACAAAGAATATCACTACGAGCAACACATTTTGCCGCATGATGTCCAAGTCAAGGAACTGGGAACAGGGAAAAGCAGGCTTGAAACGCTTGACGCGCTGGGCATACGGAACATTGAGATTGCGCCGAAACTATCGGTAGAGGATGGCATACAGGCTGCGCGTACCATGATCCCCAAGTGTTGGTTTGATGATGAGAACTGCACGAGAGGCGTAGAGGCTTTAAGACAATACCGCAGAGATTTTGACGAAAAGTTAAAGACTTGGCGGGGTGGACCGCTACACGATTGGACATCACACGGCGCAGATGCTTTCAGGTATCTTGCGGTAGGTTATCGCAGGCAAAGCGATTGGGGCGAGCCAATCAGAAGGAATTTGCGCGGCATAGCCTAGTGTGGTAAGGTGCAGCTAAATACAGGAGTTGCCCATGCCCAAAAAAGGTTTGTATTCCAACATTCATGCAAAGCGTAAGCGGATTGCAGCGGGATCGGGCGAGAAAATGCGTAAACCCGGTTCAAAAGGTGCGCCTACTGCCAAGGCGTTCAAAGCAGCCGCCAAAACAGCAAAGAAGAAAAAGAAATGAGAACAGGAAAATACGGTTCATCAGCTAAGTTCACGCCGTGTAAAGGTTGCCCAACGCCAAGCAAGTGCGCAATGGCTGGTAAATGTTTAGCGAAAGGATAAGTTATGGGACTGCTTGATGATCTATCTATGGGCCTTGGCCTGAAAGAACGCGACGATGATTACTATGAGCGCACAGCCCAGACGCTGGGTCGCACACAAGGCGCAGGTCGTGAAGCAACCTATCGTCAATCCCGAGCATTCAAGGGCAAGCCAAAACGCGCTGGCCTTTTGTCATTTATGGGTGGTGGATCAGATAGCGGTTCTAGCAGCCAATCAGACGGTGATCGTCCATTCTTAGCCAGACTTTTAGGTTATCGCGATTATGAGGATATGTTTGACCGTGGTGGGCCATACGCATCTGGGGGGATGTATCAAGGCGCAGGCGGTTATAGTTTAATGGCTAACTTGGCGCATGCTTTAAGCGGTCAAGAGTTTGGAGAGCGTACACCTTACGAAAAGATCAAAGCAGAGGCATCAGTCAAAAGCACAAATGGTGCGGTTCCAGAGGCTACACGCAATGCAATATCAAGCCTGCGGCCTATGCTGCGTCCAGAAACTAATCCTTATGGTGTTGGCGGCGGTTTTGATGTAACAGCACCACCTGCAATGACGAACCCTTATGGAGTAGGCGGTGGATTTGAGCAAACAGCACCACCTGCACCATTGGCACAAGCTGAAACAGGTCTTACGACACCTGCCTCGGGCGTGCCAGAAATGGGTGTTGCAACAGCGGGTAATCAGATCACTCCGACTGGTGACACAGCATATTCTGCGATTTTGCAGCGATTGAATGATCCACGAACAAGCCCAGTAGAATACAGCTATCTGATGGCGCAAAAGCAAATGATGGAAACAGGACAATATCCAGTTGGCTACTAAAGACCCTAAACTAGCTCGTGCAGGTGTGAGCGGCTACAACAAGCCCAAGCGTACACCAAGTCACAAAACCAAGTCACACGTTGTTGTGGCGAAGGTGGGTGATAAGACCAAGACAATCCGCTTTGGTCAGCAGGGCGTTTCAGGGGATAAGGGCAATACAGCACGTTCTAAGTCATTCAAAGCAAGACATGCTAAGAACATCGCAAAGGGCAAAATGAGCGCGGCATACTGGGCGAACAAGGTTAAGTGGTAATGGATACTATTGGTTTAAGAGAATATTATGCACAACTGACAGGCGACACGAAAAACGCTTTTGCGATGCGCGAAGATGGCCCAGAGGGTTACTTGTATTCTGACGAAATTATTATGCGAGCGATTGATGACCTAGAAAGTGCTAGAATGTCTGATCGTGAAACTTATGCAGAGGCGATGAAAGATTATGGCCCACAACGTGGAGCACCTCTAACGCGCATGGGTTTGCTTAATAGTCCGAGTGTAGCCTACAAGAATGTGCAAGAGGATTTAACTACGGCCAACGAGGCTCGTAAAGAGGGTGACTATGGTTTGTTTGCCAGCAGTTTGGGTAGCGCTGCAATGCAGGGAGCCTCTCCGGTTCCTATGCGCCGTATGTCTGCTGTAATGAGCCTTATAGATTTTATAAGAGGTAAATAATGGCTATAACAACATACTCAGAGCTAAAAACAGCAATAGCAAACTGGCTAGATCGGGATGATTTAACGTCAGTCATACCTGATTTCATCACCATTGCAGAAAAGCAAATGGAGCGTGAGATACGCCACTACAAGATGATTGAACGGTCATCAGGAGCATTAGATAGCCAATACAGCGCAGTGCCTGCCGATTGGTTGGAGACAGTACGCTTCAGCATTACAACGGGTGACACGTTTAAGCTGGAAATGACAACGCTGAATGACATGATGACGCGGCGCGAAAGCAACCAGAACACGCAAGGTCGCCCACAGTTCTATGCGCATATCGGCGAGACATTTGAGCTATTCCCAACACCAGATCAGACATACACAATGGAACTGATCTATTACCAAGACATTCCCAAGCTATCAGACAGCCAAACAACCAACTGGTTACTGGGAGATGCGCCAGATGCATACTTGTACGGATCACTGATGCAAGCAGCGCCATATCTGGGTGAGGATGAGCGTGTGGCTGTATGGTCAAGCCTCTATGCAAAAGCAGTTGCAGACATCAACCGTGTAAGCCTAAAAACAAGCCAATCAAGCAGCGGCATGAGAATACAGGTCAACACTTACTAAACGCTGCAAAATAGTGTATAACAAGATCAGATATATCTAGGAGAACAACATGA